TTGCTCAGCCGGGCCTGCAATCTTTCCTTGCAACGGATCGACAAGATCGAGATATGCTGTTAGTTGATTTTCTTTCCTACTATAGATATAAGCTTTTTTAATATTTTCTGTATTTGGTCTTAATGATTCTTCGTGATATACAGACCACGCCGATGATTGATGAGGTTTAGAGTATGCATAAACTTTGCCTTCCTTAGCATACGTTCCTGTTTCTTTAGGAGCACCTATCATAATGTTGTTACTGTTAACAGCTATCGAATATCCAAATAAATCTGATTGATCGTTCGATGTCGACGAATTTAATGTTTCAGCAAAAATAAAATTATTGTTAAGTCGTTCAAACACATCTACTCTACCAGCATCAATTTGAATGTCTACTATTCTTAATGTACCATTATCAATTGTTGTAGGAGTTTCTTGAACAGCAGATTCTGGGTTGTTTACATAGCCGGTTAATATTTCAGAATAGATATCAAACGTTGTTCCAATTTCAGAATCGCCGTTAGCAGAAAATATTGCAAGGTTATCATTGTCTAATAACTTAACAGTTCTACCAAATTTTTCCGCTTCTTCTTTTTGGTTACTAAAAATAGTTTGTTGTAAAGCAAATGTATTTCCTGAATAAACATAAACTTTTCCAGAATTAACATTTAGCGTATCACTCGATGGTGCGCCCACTATAAGTGTCTTAGCATCGTTAGACAATGTTATAGAAAATCCAAACTGATCTCCGGCGGCTTCTCCAGTCAATGTTTGAATTCGAGTATACCCTGCTGACGTTAATTCGTATATATAAACTGCTCCGCGATTGTTACTATAACCCGGAGCTGATATTACAAGAACTTCACTATCTTCTGATATTGCTAAGTCATACCCAAACAGATCATTTGGGGCGGACCCTACAAGCACATCATTGTATCCATTATACCATCCAGCTGGGCTATCAGATACATACTCATACAAATAAACTTTTCCTCTAAGTTTATATTGACTCAGTGCAGGATCAGTATAATCTTCTAGTGCTGTTACAGCTAGAACACGACTTGTAAAGACTGATTTCCAACCAAACTTTTCGTTTGCTAAAGGAGTAGGACTAACAATAATCTCATCAACATCCCATGACACTGACGTAGTTTTGTAGTAAATCCCCACATATCCTTGATTAGTAAGACCGCTAGAATTAACATCTGAGGCAGTATATGCTGAAATAGCAACAAAACTACCTTGAGGATTAAACGAGATATAATTTCCAAAGTTCATGTTTACTAAACTTGAAACAGAATCTCTAGGTAAAAGTTCAGAGGCAGCTACCCATGTGTTAGATGCTTTAGCATAAACAAGTACTTTTGATTCTGCGGTTGAAACAAATGCTACACTATCAGTTGGAGATAGCGACACACTTGTTCCATATTGAGAATTAGGAGCAGGACTTACAGTGTTTAAAGTATTTTGTGCAAAGACTTGTTGATTTTTGTACACAGAATATTTTGAATTTCCGTTATTGTCTGCCCATAAAAGTTCAGAAGTTTTTATAACTTTTGGAATAATATTATTAGCATTGTCAATGTGATTAACTCTTGCAGATTTAAATTCATAAACTAAAATCTTTGAACTATCTTCAAAAGGATCTTGCCAGTTTTTAATAACTGTTGATATTTTTATTTCTCGTAAACTAACAGACGTAACCTTATAAAATCCTACAATACTAGTAGCATTTTCTATTCCGATAATATCCCCAGGTTGAACTTCTGGTATTAAATCTGTTTTAATAGTTAACACATTACTAGCATAACTTATAGTTTGTACTGTAAATCTTGCCTTTGTAAACCTGTAAACATTCCAGTGGTTTGGTTTAGGGTTTAGTGGATCCGAGTAATCTAGAGATGTATCAAATCCACACCAAACGTAATCACCTTCTTTAAAATCACTTATGTCTTCAGTTAATATGTCGTTTAGAGAATCTAAATTTAATTTTACATCTTCATAACGCACATACCCTGCAGACCTTAAAAATTCTTTTGTACCTTCTGTAGACCACAGATCATTCGAATACCCTAACGGTTTAATATAGATATCTGTAGGAATTTGTCTATAAACAAAATCAATTTTACTAGGATCAATAAAATTAACAAGTTCAAAAGGTTGAGGGTTTAATTTAAATCTTGACTCGTCTAGTTTAAATTCAATTTCTTTATACGAATCAACTGCTCCATAGTTTCCAACTCTGATAGCCCATTCTTCATTAAAAGTTAAACTTTCTTGATTATCAGCACTAAGTACATCAAAAAGTTTATTAAACACATTTTGTGTACCTTTTTCAATAATCATTCCTTGATAAAACTTATATTGACTAACGTCATCATTAATAATATTTTCAAGGTATTGACGCTTTTGATATCCAATTAAATGCTGGGCCATTTTTTGCTGTCCCGCATCAAAGTTATCAGAATCAAGACTATAAAAATCTCCAAATTGTAATATTTTATATTCCCAGTTTGGTAATAATTTTGCCTCTGGTGCTTGCTCTAATAATATCCAGTCTGTAGAGTTAAACGACTCTACACCAGGTAAAAATTTACTTGCTGTATAGAAATATTCTTTATGTTTAACTATTTCACCAATGTTATAATCAGTCCATTGATCCCATACATTTATTCTAGCATCATCAAATATAAATCCAGGAGCATTATAACCACCGTTCCAAGTTGATGAAATGTAACCAATTACTTTGATACGTTCTTGTCGATATCCAGGTTCTTGATCGTAAATTACATCATTAAATAACGTTCTATTATCAAGCAATAACACATGTTCTTTTTGTATCAAATATAATGTTGCTCCATAGATACCGTGGTTGGTATTCTTTGGTGTTAATACAAATTCGTTTTCATTTCTAAATGTGTTTGCAAACTCGTCGTCAAGTTTTTGACCGTCAACACGGAATACTTTGTATTCAAAGAAATTATCTTTTATGTCATTAACAACGGCATACGATGTCTTTAAAACAAGATTATTTGCTGCAGGGCTCAAAGAAATAATTGCACCTTCAGACCAGTTCTGTGTAGTCCAGAATAAAAATTCTTTTATTGCAGATTCCCAGTTATCAACATTTTTAAGATTTGTGTTAAATCCATCAAACACAAATCCTTGTTCTTCAAGATAACGTCCATAACCTTGAAGGAAGTCAACTACTTCTTGAACTGAAGAAAATTTTGTACCATAACTTAAAAATAACTCTGTACTAGTATCAAATGCTTTTCTTAATTCAGCGTCTCGACCTCCAGTCATAGGAAGCTCTGGTAAACGTTGATAATACGCATTATCAAAAGTGTCGCCTGTTTGATGACTGACTTTTACTCTATAATACTGACCGTTAGATCGAATTAATTTTCCAGACGCATAGTATTTGCCACTTGCCCAGTTTAAGAAACTTTCTGAAATTCCACCTACATTAATAGTTCGCCCTGGCAAAGTATAAGGATAGTATATAAAATAAGGACTATCAACATTATACCCTCTAACTTCGTAACCGTCAGCGTATTTTGTAATTGCAACACCACTATAATTAATTTTTTTAATCGGACTTGAAGTGTTTGCAACAACGTTATAATTTTCATCAGGAATAAACACGCCTCCTGAACTAGCAACATTTTTACTATCTAAGATAAGTCTAAATTTTTCTTTAGATGTAAATCCGCCAAGCTTAGATCCCATTTGCATCTGAAGATTTTTTAAATCAAACTTGTACTGTGTATACAACTGTTCAGTTTCAGATGTGAGGTAATCAACTATCCAGTTAATAATTCCAGATGTTATAACTCTATCTGTGCTGTTACTTGTTGATGGAATAATTAAATCTGCTAATCTAATTCGTAGTTGAGTTTCTGTATAAACCAACTGATCGTTTTTATTCTTAATAATTCTACTTCTATCTAATGTTCTTCCTAAAACTGAATTCGGTTGCATTAGAATTGCAGAATAAATTACTGCAAATGGATAATAACTACTGCGTCTCCATGCTGATTCAACTGGGCCAATGTCTCCAAATACATAATAGCCTTCGGGTGTTTCTTTAATAAACCCTTGTGTAAAACCAATAATATAAGGATCAATCAAGCTACCGTTTTCATCAACAGGTGTACCTTTTTCTAAAATTGTTTTTGCAAAATTTGTTCTAGTTCTAATAGGGACCCCTGGTTCTCTTACTGTGCCAGTTTTAATGTCTTCCCATAAGACATAGTTGTTATTTGTATACGGTGCTGGACCGTACACAGTGTCCCACCATTTTGGTTTTATACTGAATCCTAAACATTCCCATGGATGTGTATGAGGTCTATCAGTGTCCAGTGTCCATTTGTAAATACCTCTCCAGAATGCAGGGGCATCAGTTTCGTCTGGTAGGAAGTTATCTCGATAATTCCATGTAAACGGATCTAATCGATTCCACAAATCGTTATTTTGTTTTGTATAATCTTGCGGAATGTTAGCTGTCCACTGGAAGAAAAATTGACTTAATATTTGTTCAACTTCTTGTTTAGAATATAAAGTTTCTCTTGAATATCCTGGAATGTATTGATGAATGTCAAATATTTGTGGGTCGTACTTAACTTTAATATTATTAAAAATTCTCATCTCTAGTTCGAGAATGAGGTCATCTCTATAATCATTGAACGCTATTGTGATACTACCATCATGACCTTGTATAACTTTTACCGGATCTAGATAGGTATCATCGATATATATCTTTGGTTCATATAATGGATATAAACCTAGTTTAGTAGGTGTAGCTGGGCAGTAAGCACCATCTGTCGATTCGTATTCAAATGTTTCAATAATGTCATCTTCTGTTAGAGTAACAGAATCTGATATTGTAAAAAAGACATCGTCACTAAACTCATAATCTCTACCGTGTAACAATTGATTACCATTTAAATAAATGTTCACAGCTTTATTAGAAAGAGTGTTTAAATTAAAAGGAGCCGACAACGGATATGATTTTACCCTAGGATCTAAAACTATATACTCAATTCTTTTTCCGCCTGAATATCCAAACATATCAGAAAGATAATATGTCTGTGTTTTAGTCTTATCTTTAAATAAAGTTTCTAAAATAAAATCAACATGACGCTTAGGATCTGTATCAATGCCTGACTCTGAAGCAAATGTTATAAAAGCTCTCTTAAATTTACCATAGTCGTTTGTGGCAGCACTTAATGCCTTAAACGCATTTCCAACTTTTGATCCTAAATGATAAAGACTAAAATTTAAAGGACCAGTATGTTGTACAAATCTAGTGCCGTAAGGTGTAATATTTCCTAAATTTCTAATGTTATTGTTTCCTGGAAAGACTCCTTCAAATCCAGGTAAATTTTCTACTATTGAATTTACATGATCAATAACCTGCCCTAAAGTAAATTCTAAAATATTATTATTTTGAGGATTATTTTGTAAACTTATCGGTATTTCATAATAACCGTTTTGATTTTTTGGCTGGTTAGCATAACACTTTAGTGTTACTACATCAGACGGGGAAATATCCCCGTCTATAAACTTTACATATTTTCTAATAGGACCATCAAGAACAACAAATGTGTTTTTGTTTTTACGAACACCGTTAACATATGCCTTTACTTCTAAATCTATTAACTGTTCTTTAAAGTCAAATACATCAATAGGAAAATCATTTAAAACAAGTTCTGTTGAGCCATTTGGTAATACTCTAGATTCTTCTTTGAAAACTCTTACTATTCCTTGACTATTTTCAATAAACGATTTAGTCCAACCATTAACATATTCAAATCTATTTAGGTCAAATATTTTTCTTAAATAACCAACATTTGTATTTTTAAATAATCGCTGAGCTGCTATTTTATAACTAAAACTATCTGCTAACAAATTAAATTCAAAAACTATGTCTCCAGTATTATTAATGTTTTGATACGATAGTGGAAATTTTAATTCTGTATCAACTGCTCCGGTACCAATTTTATAAGAAAAAATCTTTGAGCCTTGAAAGCTTGATCCATCGTATACACTAATATCACTATAGCTTTTTTCATTTTCATCAAAAATGTCAAACAAGGGAGGTTGATTAGTATACTGTTTGTATTGACCTAATGTCCACTTAGATCCATTGTACCAAAACATTCTTCCTTGATTAGTAGCACCTAATTTAATTAATACTGTTTCGTATTCTAAAGGAACAGTATCTTCATCTTCAACAAGATTAATCTGACGACGTAATCCGGCAAAAACTTCAAGTTTGTGAATTCCTGTACCAACAGCAAAGATATCAATTTTATTTGCAAAATTTTTGTCTGCAAATAATCTGATCTTTTTTGAGTCAACTACAGAAACATAATATACTTGTCTGTTATCTAAACCTTCTATTGTTTCATTTCCGTTAATAAGATAGGTAACTTGATTACCTGTTACTAATCCGTGTTCTTGATCAAACGTAATAACATCGTTAACAATGTCAATACTACTAAAGGCATTGAAGTCAATCTGACGGCCTGGCAAGGTTATAGTAATAAAATTTACTTTAAAAATTTTACCATTGACATATCGATCAGTATCTGCTGTAAACAATACACGCATACCGTCTGTAAGCGGAATACCATCAATGTTATAGCCTAATGTGCCTTCAATTGTTGAAAACACATCGGTAGTAAATGTATCAATAACATCTACGTTTTTCTTTGCTTTATGACCAAAGTTAAAAAGTTTTAAGCCTTCGTCAAATTCAATAATTGGTCTAATCGCACGTTGAGTTTGGTCAAATTCCGGAACAACATTTTGAGCTTGCGCTGCTGCTAAAATCACATCTTGATGGAACCAACGATTATATCTAGACCATTGATTTCTATCAATACTAGATCTATTAATAACTACATAATCTTTTTCTTTTGGAAACGAAGTTAGTGTACTAAATGGAGATTTATCAAACGGTTCGTCATCAAATAATAATGCACGTTCTTCTGTATAGCTGCTGATAATTTCTAAATCGTCTTCGTTTACTAATTTAATTGCAGTGCCAACACCTTCAACATACCAGTATCCTTCATTGTAAATTTCAGGAGTCACACGGCCAGCAAATGAAACTTTCATTCCATTTGCCAAAGCAATTCCGTTGCTTAAAGTATATGTTTTCTTACCTAAAACATCAGCACCAACATCTAAGAAACTGTTTTCATCGATGTCTTTAATTTCAAAAGCGCCGCCAGTGTTAGCATCAGCTTCGCTAACATAATACAATACATCTGGAGCATTTGACAATACAGTAAATGTAATAATACCATTAGTTACGCTAGAAGCAGAGACGCCGTCAACATACTTGTCTAAACTACCGGCTACTCGTCTTGTCTTAATTGTAAAAGGATTATTAGGAGAGTCAATTACAAAATTATATGTTTGACCCCTATATAGTGTTAATATCGGATTCCTAGTTAAACCGTCAGGGGTGAATAAAAATGCGTAATTGTCGTCTTCATCAACTACAGACACTGTATACGTACTCTCAATTGCTTGTTGTTGGCCTTGTATTTCAATAGGAGTAGGTCCATAAGGCAACCAGTAATATTGTTGAAAGTTTACAAATTTATCCCAATTAATATGGGGATTCCAACTATAAAATTCTTCTTTATTAAGACGTGCATGATTATTAACAACTCCGCCTTGTGTTTCTATATGATTAATATGATCAATATAATCTTTATAAAAGTTTACATTATCTAATTCATCTTTAATAACTGCTACAGGTTCTAGTTGGTAATTTTGACGATCGCTATCAGATGCTGAAATATATACATCGTTAGCTGTAGAAGCTTTAGCATTTCTTCTTCCAACAAATCCAGATAGTTTTTTAACAGTACCTGGCTGAGTAAGTTGATCTAATGTAGCAGATAAAAACTTTTTATTAGCATCTGTTCTAAAAAAACGAGGCAGAAGATCAGAAGATTTTCTATTAGAATTATTAGAAGTTGGAAGGCCTGATTCGTTTTGAGTATCCATTAGTTGTTTCCTGCGCTAGTAATGCTTTGTTGACTATTTGTTGTGATCAAATACGATATTGCACCGTTGCTCTTAATCCTACTTGCTGTAACAGCTGAAATTATTTCAATGTCGTCAACTGTAGCTCCATTAATAAAAATTTGATCTTTTTCTGATTTAATTTCAAATAAACTACCAAACGTAAGATCTGATTGTTTAGGAACTATTAAGAAGTTTGCAAGATTTGGTGCAAGTCTATTCATAACATACGTTGATAGTTCAGTAAAATAAAAATTATCCCCAAAGTCCCAGTTTTCTAAAGCAAAGAATTCGTTTATTGCTGAAAGAACTTTTGCTTTAATATCATTATCACTGATTACTACTTCAGGGTTTTTTACAACCTTAAACGAAGATTGTAAATCTATACTGGCTGTAGAACCAAACAATACTTTATATCTCACCGGATGATAAATTATTTCGTCTGATACTGATTTAATTTTATTAAGTTCTGTAGATAACATATTATATAAAAAGTCTGTGCTTGGCGGCATAGGCTCTTCTTCAATGCTATTGTTTAGCCACTGTCTAAAAGATTCGTCGTAGTCTTTAGTTAGAACAAAAATATCAATAATATTTGTTAAACCTGGGTCAATTCTTGATTCGTAATCTGCATTATGAATATACTGAAATTTAATACTATCTCGGCCTTGATAAACTTTATAATCTAAAGACACTTCAAATGCACCAGTTGTCTTATTCAATCTTTTAACAGTATTAGTATCTATAAAGTAAAAATACTGACCGTCAACTTCACTATTAACACTTACAACTGATTGACTTGTTCTAATTTTAACTATCTCTGACGAATTATCAACCCATCTGTAATCTTCTTGATTTTGAGATAGTTGATAAAGTTCTTGAACAATATACTTGTTTGTAGGATTTATTGTAGGTGCAACAGTTTCTTCAAAGAGGTTAGGATTATCAACAACGCTGTCATCATCACTGTCAGCAAATGTTAATTGAATTTTTTTAGTATCAACATAGCCATCAATACCTCTAAATTCTTCTGTTATTTCCCATTCTTTATCATAGGTAAAAGGAATAGTTAAATCTGGTTCTATGTTTATACTTAAAATTTTTATCTTGTCTTTTACTACAACATTTGACCTAGTGTCATAAATTTTATCGCTAGCATCAAAATAAAATCTTAATTGTTTGTCGCTTTCAAAAATATACCGCATTAATCTTGACCTAACAGTATAAAACTCAGTATCTGTAGTAAACAAAATTAACCAACTTGAATCTAATTGTTGATTAGAAATGTCTCCTTGCTTGCCTAGATTAAAAGAATTAGCAGTATCTAAATTAACTTCAAACACAATCTTCCATGCTCGTGATTCAACATCATAACGTAGACCAAATGGTTTATTTGAAAATACTAGATCTACCATAGTGCTAACAGTGTTAGTATCAATTGTTGCTCTAAAAGCAGGAATAATCTGTTTAATGATCGATCCCGTTGGAATAATGTCGTTTAACACTACAGGGCCAGAGCCGTCTGTAAGAATTCCTGTTAGATTATTTGTACCGTCACCGTATACAGAAACTACTTTACACCAAAGTGTAGTACTAGAATTGTAAGGTTTAAGCTGCCCTGATAAGACTGTTTCAATAGTGTTATCATTGCCTAAATCAAAATATTCAGTTGCGGGATTAGGCACTTCAAATTGAATAAGAGCACCCGGAGTCATAAAACGCAACACCGTACTTGTATAAGTTCCAGTCTTATAAGGTGTTAAGGGAGCACCGGGAGTATTGTCAGCAATAAAACCAGTTGACTGATTTGTTTCACTTGTACGGGCAAACCATTTTACGTTTAACGATTCTGTAGCAATACGAGTAAATTTTGAATAGTAAAAATCTCGTAATTGTTTTGATTTTAAAATTTCTACAACATTATTATAAATGACTGCTTCAATATCTGTTTTAGTATTATAATTAAATCTAAAACTGTCAGTATATTCTTCTTTGAATAAAACACCGTCATCAGCAAACAAATTTGTTTTACTGTATTTGCCAGTTGGGTCAACTAGATCAAAATAACGACTAATACCACTAGCTGTACGATTTACTGATTTAATTTTAATAACTTGTTGATTTACATTTAAAGGACTAATGTTATAATCCTCGCCAGTAATCATTCTATTTTGAGTATAATAGGTAGCTGGAGCATTAGCTTTGATAGAATCATTTGATTCAGGCTCTGAAGAGTTAGCTACAGAATTTGTTAAGCTTACAGTAACAGATAAAGTTTCAAACTGATTTAAATTTGAAACGTAAGGAATATCAATTGTAACGTTTCTTATGTCCCTAGGATTAATTGTATACGTTACACCAGCACTTTGTCTGTAATATATTCTAAAATTACCTCTAGGTAAAGTTCCAAAAACGCCATCACTAAACCCTAAACTAACAGCATCATTAGTTCTAGAAATAACAGTATAAATGTTCCTAATGTTTTTCTTTAAACTATTATAAATTGTATTATTGCCTTCTAAGGCAGAAATCTTTGCCCAGTACTCAGATTCTAAATTTTGACTATCTAATTTGTAAAGCCATACATCATCATTATTAATATTAAAAGCATTAATATCAATAATTTCATTACTACTAGGTTGATCAATAGTAAAAGCACCTTGACTTAAAATGCCCTGTTTAAAATGTACGAAAAATCCAGTATTAGAACTACCGTTTCCTTTACCATCATTTCGGTATATGAAAGCCATACGATTGCCTACCGCAGGTGGTTCTTCGTAGATATATTCTTGATCTTTAAAAGTGCTTGATACAATTTCAAACTGTAAATTTCTACCATCTACTGACTTAGTAAATGAGTAAACTGGTACATCAGTATTACTAGCTTGAAATCTATATTGTTCTGTAGGTATACCATAGATTATACCTTTATCGTCAGGGTTACCAAATTGTCGCGTGGCGGGAAGTGCTGCATTTATAACTTTAATAAATTGATCATACCAATTTGGATTACTAGGGTCATTCCATTGTACTGTTTGGCCTGAAAGATTTTTACCATTGCTATCATAAACAACTTGACTAGTGTTTACAGTTACAAACTTTAATAGTCCGCTAGCAGCAATATTTCTTTTAGCGTTATAACTTAGCAGTTGTGCTAATCTTAGTACACTTTCTCTACGCTCTGCTAATTCTAAAAAGTTATCTCTAGCATTAAGATCTATACGGAAGGCTAAGCTTTGACCTAAAAATGCAATAAGGTCGATAAGAGCTAGGTACTCACTTGATTCGATATAATCATTAAAATCTTCTGGATAGTTTTCACGAATATAACTAACCATAACTCTGCGTAGATTTTCAAAATCGTAACTTTGAAAATCTGCATTTCGGAAACTTTGATAGATACGTTTCCAGTCTTCTGCTACCAGCAGTCTATTTTGTCTATCAGTTGTTGACATACGACTTCCCAATTATTCAGTATTTAGCGTATGTAATTAAGTGAGTATTTAATGTTAAGCTATTAATCCGTTAGCTTGATCAAATTTAAATTGAATGAATTCTTGTATGTTATAAGGAAAATAAACTAATGTACATTCTACTTGTATACCGGTTTCGTAAGCAGTGACTATAATCTGTTCTGCTCTAATTCTAGGATCATAGTTACAAATAGTTTCAACATTTTTTGCTATTAGTTCTTTTAATTCGTCAGTAAGCGGATCAAAAAGAACGTCCCAAATTATAGTTCCAAATTCTGGATTTTCTAACTTTTCCCCTAGTCGAATATGAAAATGATTTAATAAGTCTTGTTTAATAAGAAACAAGTCATAAAGAGCAAAACTTTCTGCAGATGGAGAAACTGTACTAAAACCTTTGTAAGTTTTAGATTTTGGGGCAACCTGAACTTGATTTTGCCCTTGTATGTTAATTTTATCGTAAAGACGACCTAGTGCAGACATAATAGTATTTAACCTTCTTTTCTAAAGGTATCTGTAGCGGTACTGTATTCACGCCAAGAACTAGCAGGTTCATTCATGTCACTAGTAAAGTCACTTTGTTCATTTAATTCTTCACCGTCCGTAGATTCATATCTACCATCTTTATCCCTATCAGTTTCTGCAGGTTTAAACTTTATAGGATCTAAATTTTCATGATGCGGATAAGGTTCTGGTGTAGGCATTCTACGCACAATAGATTCAGTACTAGTTAAATCTTGCCATTTGTCTTGTCCTGGCAAATCAACAATTGTATGAAGTTTTAATCTTTGAGGTAATCCAGCTTCTTCAGCAGCTGCCGCATCAGGTCCTCCGGAGGCAGCTGCTGCAATAGCAGCAACACTTGCATTGCTAGTACCACCTGTACTATCAGGGCTATATAAAAGTTGAGGAGCATCAATAATGTTGCTGTTGCCAGATTTAACTTGTGTGTTAGTACTAGCAGTAAATTTATTATCACCTGTAGTATTAATATCTAGACCGCCGCCAGTTGTAAGTTTTCTGTGTCCAGTAACTGTGTGATCAAATGTACCGTTGTGCGTTATTCTGATGTTACCATTTACAATAACATCAGTGTTACCGCCTGTGGTTGTTTTAACTGTGCCGCTCTGTGTGACAAAGTTTTCAATTACACTATTATAAACAGTATGCCGGAAGTCTTTTTCATATAACTTATCTACTTGTTGTTTAACATGATGTTTGTAATTTTGATCGTATAGTTTATCTACATCTTGTTTAACGTGTTGTTTGTAATTTTGTTCAAATGTTTCGTCTACATCTTTTTTAATTTGAATTTTTTGATTACCGTCAACAATTAAAATTTGATCTCCAATAACATGGGTATGTTTTTCACCTTTAACTTTTGTGTTAAAGTTACGGCCTGCTTCCATATTAATGTCACGATCTGCATAAAAATTAAAATCTTGTTTAGTTCTAAAACTAATGCTGTCTTCTGCAAAGATATCAATTTTACCATCGCTGGTTATTTCTATCCATGCAGTGCCTCGACTGTTACCAATGTAAATTAAATCTTCACTATTGTGTAGTAGAATTTGGTGTCCTGTCCTTGTACGCAATCGTATAAGTTCATTATGTGGTCTATCTCTTAGTGCAGTCTCACCTGCTTCAACAGATACATATTTTGGCGGACCATCTGTAGGTAAAGTTTTGCGCTCCCACTTGTCATCACCATCATCCATAACAAAACTTGAACCACCTAGTCGACTTATAAATGCTGCTGCCACTTTATGTTCGTGTTTACCAACTTTACCCTGCTTACCTGTTTTGTCAGTAGGTCCCGGAGTTGAAATGCCAAACACCATACTAGGTACTTCACGTCGACCGCTAGAAGTAGTGATACCTCTTATATCATCTTTTAACAGTCCTTGATCTTCAAGTGCTTTGGCAAACGGATGTTCTGGTTTTAATTTTTTAGTAGTATCGCTTTGTACTTCAGGATGGATTATTTTGTTGTATTCTGTTGTAGGAACTCTTGATTTTTCTTTATCGGTTTGTCTACTATCATCAACTACATATTCAGTAGCTGCAAAACCAGGAATACTAAAATCCATATCCTCGTCTTGAACACAACCAAACCAATACCCTTTACGTGTGTCGCCGTTGATAAAGATACACGCTACAATTGTACCAATGTCAGGAGGCACAAACCACATACCATAAGCCTTTTGTGTTTCATTATGTGTATCAGGGCTCTCTCCTACAAACTCTAGACTAGTAGTTCCGTAAAAAGGATTAAGATGTTTAACTACTCGTAATTGACCTTCTCTATCTTCATCGTTACCAGATTCATGTAATAGCTGTACTTCCAATGATCCCATATATGAAGGATCAAGGTGGCTGACAACTTTAGCTAAAAATGGTCCTGGATTTGGTGTTGAATAATTCGCACCTTTTCTTTCTTCTTGTGGCATAACAACCTTTATGGAACGTAAATTTCTTGACTATCTGGCATAGGTTCTTTTTCTGGAAACTGGCCGCCACCGGCGTCGACAATACCCAACTTTTTAATCAATTGTAATTTTTGTGTAAATTTTCCTCTTACAAAACTACTATCAACTGATTGTATTTTGTAATATCCGCTAAATTCTCTAACAGGTTTACCTTCTCCGCCAAAATCATAAAGACCCGAATCAGTGTTAAGATCTTCAGGCATTCTAAAAGTTAACTTTAAATATTGTTCTCCTTCATGCCACGGCATACAACTACCATCAGTAACGTAAAAATTACCCATACCGCTGTCACCTAATAAGAAGGGATCTCCTAAAATAGTTAATTCAAGATTTAACATATCATACGACTTAGTGATTATGTCATGGAACTGTCTTGCTGCAACAGTTGCAGCATCATCAAATGAGGCTCCACCAAAAAGTCCTGTCATTGACTGGTTAGCATCTCTCCTAACAACTTCTGGTCCTGTTTGACCGCTCGGTTCTGAATCAGGAGGTTTATTTCCCGATCTAACTGGTGCTGCATTACTAGATCTGTTAGCTAGATTTTTATCATCGGAGTTTGCGCCGCCGTCGGCATTGTGTGCTCTATAAAATGCTAGTTTGTAATCAATATTCCAATCTAAAATATCGTGATTTTTTCCTGTGTACAACCAATATAAATCTCGTACTGGAGGAGGATCAGCAGTTTTAGTATTAGGAGGGAAAAATTTAGCAGCATCAACTTTATAAGGTACAACTCTAAATATTACCTTTTTAGCCTTTTCACCTGTTTTAGTATCTTCACTAGATATGTTATGATATCTAGTTTCAACACGCCACCAGTTTACCCAAGTACCTGGATTTTCTAAAGCTTTTCTAGCGTAATCGCTAGATAGTAATACTTGATTAATAACATCTTGTACTGTAGCACCTTTGGCAAATTTGTAATCTCCATTCTTTACATTAATAGACAAATTTCCTCGTTTAAAAACACCGTTTTCATAAGTTGCACCGTCTTTAGCAAATGGCGTATCAGCTCTGTTATATTGATTTAATCCTAGATCAGCTTCTCCAATTTCGTTTCCATCACTATCGCTGTCTCCTGGAGGAGGAGGGAAACAGATTTCTATTTCGTGTGCATTTGTTACTGTTTGCTTTCTAGTTTTATCGTCTTTAAGTTTATCGTTTAAAACTTTTTTCATACTTTTTTCAGCAAACTTTAGTAAATCTTTTACTTTGAACGGACCGTCTTTATCACACTGAATAGTAAGATCAGTTTTTAATTCGTTGAATGTTCTAGACATGCCTCCTTCGTTCCAAGGATAAGCATTTACTTCATATTCAGTACCACGTTTTGTCACTTTCATTTGCATATCGAGAATTTTCATATGAATGAATTTATCGGTGTTTGGTACTGTGATAAACGCTGCTTCGTGACTAGCATGTCCTAAAAATCTTATAGCTAGTTGGTATGGTGCCGTAGCATAGTTTTTATGTCCGGCCGCTTCTGCCTGTAGTTGAACTGCTTCCCAAAATTTACCCATACTGTGGGGTTCAATAACTGTAAAAGATATACTCATTGCATTTGAATTGCCAGTTGTTTGATCCATTCCAACTACGCCAGAAACTCTAACGTTATCTATATAGGTTACATACGGAGCGCCATCGCCGTTTGGCATATTGATAATAGTTCGGCCGACATTCATTCCTCGGGCGCCACCATTAGCTTCACCGTCACTTAAACAAGACAATCTGAACATATAAGTGTAAGAAGCAAATGCATGTAGAGGATTAGATCCAGCCCCACCACCGCCTCCGCCACCGCCCCCACCTCCATCGCTAGAGGATGTTGCACCGTTTCCACTACCCGTTAACATTCCAGCAATCGATTTAACTGATTGTGCAATTTGTCCTAATGCTGCAACTGCACCGGCTGCTGCTGTTGCAGTAACAGCAATATTAGAAGCGGCAGCAGTTAATCGACTATTGCCTGTGATAACACCTACTGCTGCAATAGCTCCTGCTGCTGAGCCAACACCAGCAGCTACTCCTGGAAGAGCACTAATTATTCCTGTTCCAACATTTGTAACTCCGCTAACTGCGGCATTTCTAACAGCGGAAGCAGATCTTCCAATGCCTGTTGTTGCTTGAGTGATAGAAGTTGTTACTCCCTGTACCGCTGAAGCTGTTTGCTGAATTTGTGTATTAAATGTTGCAAATGGCATATTATAATCCTAACGCTTCGACTAGTTGTTCGCCTTTTGGTATATAAATTTGCAGGCCTGGAACAAAATCGTATATAGGATCTTGAATTCTATCTAAATTTCTTTGCATGAATACCCACCATAATTTTGGTGTTTTATATAAATCATAGGCTAACAAATCAGGCCGATGTGTATATTGACTTTCTACTGTATAAAGAAAATCGTCACCGTCTGCTGGTATAGGACGAATTTCTAAAAATCCTAAATATCCCTGAGTCTTGGAAGTAGTCTTCCACGGACTAGTTGATTTATAAGTTGCATTATATGAAGACATTATACCCACTTCCCGTTATGTATTGACGAAAGGCTAAATCCTTTAACTTCTTCTCTGCTATAAACTGGTTGAAGTTGAATGCTAAAATTGCTTTTAATAGGTACATGATCGGTTCCGGCAGCAATGTAATCTACACTGCTTGGTAAATCAACACTGAAAGTTTTAATAATTACCGGAATAGCATTAAACACGTGATCGCCATAAGCATCAAACTTACAAATAAATGGAGGATTTCCGTCTGGAAACATTTTTACACTTTTGCGTAAAAAATTAACTGCTTTAACCCATGCCATACCCTGTACAGCATCTTCGTTAAACCACGGTGCAGTAATTGATATTGTTTCTGCTTTAGAATTCTGGTAGGCAAAAAAACTATAGTTTTGATGTGTTATAGGAACTTCTTCGTAGTTGGCACCACCATTTATAGCAATCGTTGGCGTGTAAGGAAAAATTAATTTCTCGCCGCCAAAGCCGGTAATACGAGCACGCCAATCTCCTCCACCACCGCCGCCGCCGCCTAAAGCACCAAATGCTCCAGCAATTCTACCCACAGCGCCAGTAGCCTGAGCTCCGCTAAATAATGCGGCTCCAGCTGCTACTCTAGCAATAGGGTTGCCTCCAGGGGGCAAATTAATGCTCCTTAATGCAGAGATTGATGCTGCTGCCGATGTCACATTATTGATAGCGCCAGACATTCTAGCCGCTGTTCCTGCTACTGACCCAACTACACCAACTGCTTGACTAGCAATAGAGCCAACCGATGAAGCTACATTACCTATCGATCCAGCAAATGAATCAAAATTTGGCATCATTAATTCCTTTTTGTCATATTATTTAGTTGACAAAATTAACTGCATAGTTTATAATACAAAGTATGACAACACCACCTAAAGTTAACTACTTAAACAACAAAGATTTATTAGAAGAAATACATAAAAGTAAAGTAACTTACTGTAGCTTTACTCAACCAGAATATCATAGATATGATATTATTCTTCCTAATATCGACAAAATTAATATTAGAACTATTGCTGAAGCTAAACGAGCACAGGCTAAAAGATTAAGCCAAAAAGCTTTTGAAGCTCGTAAAGCGGCTGGTGAAAAAATTAAAGCTAGTGAATGCGAAATTGATTACAAAAAAATCGGCAAGCAAGACTTAGTGTTTAGGATTATGACATTTGATCATATTCCACTAAACAACACTAGAAAAAAGAATCCAAAAACAGTAGCTGACCATAGAGACAAAGTTAATTTTCCTCCTTTCCAACACTGGAAATTTGATGAAAACGATATTTTAGTATGTGTGGGCAAAAGCCACTGGCGTGGACCAGTAGACAAAGGCAAATTTAGCAAGGATCACGGGCAAATTACCAACACACTAGCCCGTATGTACATTAAATTATGCGAAAGATATGCTACAAGAGGTAATGTTCGTGGGTATACTTACAACGATGAAATGCGAGGGCAGGCAATTTTACAGCTTACTCAAATTGGTTTACAGTTCGATGAAAGTAAATCGGACAATCCTTTTGCTTATTTTACTGCCGCCGTTACTAACAGTTTTGTTAGAATCATTAACATAGAAAAGCGCAATCAAGTTATTCGTGACGATCTTCTAGAAATTAATGGTATGAATCCTAGTTATACTAGAATGGGAGAAGGCGAACATGCGGCTGCAATGAAAAGAAACGAAAGTTCTGATGATTGACCTTTTTTGGTTAATCAGTTATACTTTTGTGCTGGAGATAACATAATAATGAGTTTATTTAAAAAAGTAGCCTGTTTCACAGACATACACTTCGGACTTAAATCAAATAGTCAAACACACAATCAAGACTGCGAAGAATTTGTAGACTGGTTTATTAAGCAGGCAAAATTTCACGGCTGTGACACCGGTATGTTTTTAGGAGACTGGCATCACAATCGCAACAGTCTTAATATTACTACTATGGATTATAGCCTTAGGGCTTTAGAAAAACTAGGAAAAGCATTTGATCAATTTTACTTCTTTCCCGGTAATCACGATTTGTATTACAAAGACAAACGTGACATCCATAGTGTAGAATTTGGCAAATACATTCCTGGTATTAACATAGTATCTAAACCAGAAACTATAGATGAAGTTACCATGTGTCCATGGTTAGTTGGCGACGAGTGGAAGTCTGTAGGCAAGAAAAACAGCAGGTATATCTTTGGTCACTTTGAATTACCGCAGTTTATGATGAATGCCATGGTACAGATGCCAGATCACGGTGAAATTCAACTAGAACACTTTACTGGATATGAGCTAGGATTTAGCGGGCACTTCCATAAGCGACAGCAAAAAAAGAACATGTGCTATATTGGTAATGCATTTCCTCATAACTATGCAGATGCGTGGGATGACAATCGAGGTATGATGATTATGGATTGGGGTTCTGATCCCATGTATATTGATTGGCCAGGCTGTCCTAAGTTTAGAACATTAAAACTAAGCGAACTAATTGATAATGCTGATAAATTATTAACCAGTAAGATGCATCTTAGAGTAAGCTTGGATATTGATATCAGTTACGAAGAAGCTAACTTTATTAAAGAAAACTTTATCAATAGTTACGATATTCGAGAACTTACTCTTATACCAGAAAAGAAAGAAGTAGAAATTAACACTGATATTGATATTAAAGCATTCGAAAGCGTAGATCAGATTGTAAGTAATCAATTAGTTAATCTACAAGTAGGATCATTTGATCCTAAAGTTCTACTTAATATCTACAATAACTTATGAGCATTAAACTAAAAGAATTAACTGTAAAAAACTTTATGAGTGTGGGTAATCAAACCCAGGCAGTAAACTTTGGCAGAGAACAACTAACTTTAGTATTAGGTGAAAATTTAGATCAAGGTGGAGATGACAGCGGAAGCCGCAATGGTACAGGTAAAACAACTATTGTTAATGCTTTAAGTTATGCTCTTTATGGTCAAGCACTGACTAATATTAAAAAAGATAACTTAATTAATAAGATTAACAATAAAAACATGTTAGTTACACTAAGTTTCGAAAGAAGCGGTACAAAATATCGTATCGAACGAGGGCGTAAACCAACTGTAATGAAATTTTTTGTTGATGATAAAGAACAATCAATTGACGATCAAGACGATAGTCAAGGCGATTCTCGAGAAACACAAAAAGATATTGACCTATTGTTAGGCATGAGCCATACAATGTTTCAAAACATTGTAGCGTTGAATACCTATACTGTTCCTTTTCTTAGCATGAAAGCTAATGAACAGCGTGAAATTATTGAGCAGTTACTAGGTATTACTCTTTTAAGTGAAAAAGCAGAAACTTTAAAAGAACAGGTTCGTCGTACCAAAGATCAAATACAACAAGAAACTGCTGACATTGAGGCTGCTAAAAAGTCTAATGAGCGTATACAGCAAAGTATTACTGGTTTAGAAACTAAACAGAACGCTTGGCGCAAGCAACAGTCAACCGATTTAGAAAAACTAGCTAGTAGTATACTAGAATTAAAAGATGTTGATATTGAAAAAGAATTAGAACAACATGCTAAACTAAAAAATTACGACGAGCTATCTGCTAAAATTAAAAGTCTTAATAAAGAAAAAGCAACACTTGAAACTGCTATTACACAAGCAGATAAACAAGTTGACAAATATAAGAAAGCAGTTGAAGAGCTCAAAAATAATACTTGCCCCAGTTGTAAACAAGGGGTGCATACACATACACATGAAGAAATGACTGCCGAAGCTGAAAAAAATCTAGCAGATGCATTTGTGTATTTGCAAGGAATTTCAGATAGCTATACTACTGTTGTACAAGAGTTAACCGAAATAGGCGATATTAACGGTCGGCCTAAAACATTTTATGAGACAGTAGAGGAAGCTCTCAAGCATCAAAATAATTTAACTACCTTAGAAGCTGCACTTCTTAAACGTAGTGAAGAAACAGATCCCTATCAAGAACAAATTGACGAATTACAAAACACTGCTATTCAAGAGATTAGCTGGAATAAAATTAATGAGTTAACTGTATTAAAAGATCACGAAGAATTTTTATTAAAGTTGTTAACTAACAAAGATAGTTTTATTCGTAAAAAGATTATTGATCAAAACTTAGCCTACTTAAACAATAGGCTTACATACTATCTTGACAAGATGGGATTACCGCATCAAGTGAGTTTCTTAAATGATTTAAATGTTGAGATTACACAATTAGGTCAAGATTTAGATTTTGATAATCTGTCAAGAGGAGAACGTAACAGACTTATATTAGGTTTAAGTTGGGCGTTTAGAGATGTATGGGAAAGTTTATATCAAAACATCAATCTGTTGTTCATTGACGAATTAGTTGATAACGGATTAGATGCAGCTGGTGTAGAAAATGCGCTTGGAGTATTAAAAAAGATGGCTAGAGAAAGAAATAAAAACATTTATCTTATCAGTCACAAAGACGAACTTATTGGTCGTGTTAACAATGTACTTAAAGTTATTAAAGAAAACGGATACACCAGTTACGCAAACGATATTGAAATAGAAGAATGACTACAAGGCATTTACACGAAGCATTGATGAAAGAGTTTCGAGCTTACTTTGAAGAAAATCAAAAGTACGAAACCTATGAGCATCATGCTAGTGGTATTAGGCTACGCAAACACTTATACGAAATTAGGCGAATCGCACTAGAAATGCGAGAAGAAATCTTATCTACAAGAAAAATTAAACAAAAAGAGTACGCTCAAAAGAATAAGGCAACAAAGGCACAAGATAATACATAGTACATGCTATGGACATATCAAGATCAACAAGTAGAAGAAATACCAGAAGGCTATATTGGCTTTGTTTATTTGATTACTAATCTCACAACCGGGCAAAAGTACATAGGCAAAAAACTTGCACAATTCAAACGTACTAAACCACCACTCAAAGGCAAAAAATTAAAACGCAGAAGCACAGTAGAAAGCGATTGGCGCGATTATTGGAGCAGTTCTGATAGGCTCAATGCAGATGTCCAAACACTAGGTCCGGAAAAATTTACAAGAGAAATACTTTATTACTGCAAATCTAAGGCAGAAATGTCATATCTAGAGGCAAGAGAACAATTTGAACGTAGAGTTCTTGAAACAGATGAATACTATAATGGTATTATCAACTGTAGAATCGGTGGTTCAAATGTACTAAGGCAACGCCTACAAGAACAATCACAGGCAAAATCAAACGGTTAAAGCAAGCGTCAGCTAATTTCGGACGCCCAAATCCTCGGTGATGTCGCGGGGTAAGGAAATCTCTCGCCGTTGTGAGTTTATAGCAACTATCCTTTACAGGACGATGTTCGGATATGCCTACATACAACCGGATTTGCTATACAAGAAAATTTTAAAAAGGCTAAAAGAGGGAGAAAAACCCGCGGCTATACTTGTGTTAGCGTACATTTATAGACCCGCCGTTGTGATAAAGACTCAGCTCGTGGTACCGGACAACCGCCACTGTAATGCTACTGAACAATCTAGATAATATTTAAACTGCTTCGCAGTAATAAAAGAAAACAATAGTTCGAGCGATAGCGAAGAACAGAAGAACGTAAGTTCTTCTTTAATAAATATAAAACTATGAAAGTTTACGAAGTTCTCGAGAAAAAACAAATTAATGAAGCACTTCCTATTATTGGGGGTATTGGATTAGGTGGAATTTTGACTGCTATCTCTATTGGAATAGCAGCATGGAGTGCCTATGATGTATATAATTTTATTAAGAAATATAACGAGGATCCTGAAAAAATCACTGATGAGGAATGGGAAGAACTTTTTATAGATGCTATACTGATGTTTACTCCTGGATTTTTAAAATTAGGCAGAGCAGGTGTAGCAAAAATAGTTCCAAAAGCTGCTAAGACTAAAGGCGGCAAGTGGTTAAGAAGTAAGATTAACAAAAGATATGCAGAAGTAACTGCAAAAAGAGCTGCTAGAGGCAAATACAGTATTAAAGGTCTTACAGGCAAACAAAGAACTGAAATGTTGGCCAAACGTGCAGCAGCTTCAAAAACAGCCGCGGCAGCAGGTGCAGCAGCATTAAGTGCAAATGCCGCTGTAGCAGGATTAATCCGAACTCTTGGTCTAGGTGCAGTTATTGGAAATTATCTAATACAGATTGCAGCTATTGAAGAAGATTTTGTAGAGTTGCGAGATTCGTTGAGTTCCGGAAAAGAAGTTTCAGAAGATAACATTTTTAAAGGCATGTCATTTGAAGAAGCTAAGGAACAAGGTCAAAACTTGCGTCAAGACCTACTAGGAGAAGCAGCCCTACAAATGGTTGGACTAGGATTAGCAGGTAGAATTATAGGAGCTTTAGGTAAATTTGCAAACCTATTTGGCATTATAGGGCAAGTGTTTGGCAGACCGTTGCAGTTTGCAGGATGGCTAGCTACTTTAGGCAGTGGTGCAAAAATGACTGCGGTAAAGACTGCTCTTACAGCATGGTTTAGCACAGAGTCAGGTCAAGAATGGCTTAAACAATTTGCAATTGGGTTAGCATTGATATCTGCAGGTCAGTGGGCTAAGTCTAACCTAGGTCCTATTATGAGCTGGTCTGCAGATATTATTGTTAAACTGTTAGACGAGGCATTAGCATATATTTCAGAAAAAACAGGTATACCTTTAAGTGTTCCTGATGCTGCAAAGTCTCCATTTTCGCCTATATCTCCAGATCAAGCTACTAAGGATGTAGAAGATGAAAGAGCAGCAAATGTTAAATTTGTAGGAGGTGTTCCTGCTACTACAGGTGACGGCTATCTACGAAATGATAGAGCATTTTGGCTTACACCTAATTTAGGTATTATAGCAAGACGAAATGCAAATAATAATAAACCTCATCCCTTACAAGGTTTACCGTTAAATCCTAAATTAACATACCCTAGTGATCTAATGGCTAAAGTTGGATTTACACCTAGTTAAAGAAAATTCATACCGCTTTTCTTTGTAGCTTCGATATTTTCTTTGATAATATGATTTAAGATCATTCTGTCTTCGTAAGAGTACAGGTAAAATAGATCTTTGCTATCTACTCCGCCTCGCATATACCAACTAATTCTAAAAATCTCGTCTTTTAAATTTTTGGCGTCTTGTTCTAGATTTTTTACAGTGTTTTCAATCTCATCTGCGGAGAGGAACAAGAGCCTTATGCGAAAAAATTACTTTGATCTACCTGTACTGTAATAGAATTTTCTTTACCGCATGAAGAACACATAACGGGTTGTGATGGAATATTCCAAGTTTCTTTATTTTGTTCTAATTTTTCTTTGATAATTTTGTAATTTTCTCTGTCAGTATTACGCAAATATTCTTCAATAAATGCTTTGTCAGTGACCATAACACCGTCAGCTTGAACATTTTCAATACTGGTTAAGAATAATTGTAATTGTAACTCTGAAAGAGTTTTATAAATCTCATCAATTTGTTTTTGTCTTTGATCTTCTGGAAGTTCACCGGTTTGATACAATGTTTTTTGTAATTTAAAGTTTTCAATACTGAAATAGGTCATTTCTTCGTATTGTAAAGGTCGTACACTAATAGTTAACCCTTCCATGACTTGAATTTGACTAACATACTTTAAAGAACTAAAGTAATCGATTAACTTAGTAAGTTCAATTTCGTATTCATTTTCTGCATCGCAATGCTTACAGTTTTGCGATATAGTCATTTTTTCACCAAATGTTGCAATTCTAATTGCAACTAATAAAGCATCTATATCGATAGTAGGCATTAACTTAGCATTTGTTACATAAGGACAGCAACTTTCAATAACTTTAGCAGTGGCTTCTCCGCTGAATAAAGCATCTGGAGTTTTCATTATGATTTCATCCATACCACTCATGGCAAAAATAGGAACATTACTCCAGTCTCCTTGAAGAGCACCAGGTTCGTAATAAATGCCCTTACTTGGTAATGAGACATAGAGTTTTGGTTGTCTAAAAAATCTTTGTAACGGGTTATTTCCTGTCATAATCTATCCGATAAATATAATATAGGTATTTATATACGTAGATTTTACCGGAAAAAATAATGTCATTAACTACAGCAGATGCTCAACTTATTGCAAGTGAGATAGCAAAATCTTTAAAAATAGCAGGAGTTACCGGAACAGGCGGTAAAGGCAGTAGCACCGGTCCTGCTCCAGGCTCATCTGGATCTTCTATAGGCGATTTAACTAAATCAGGTAAAGGACTAACAGACGGTTTTGACACTCTTAAAGATGTTGTAGGTCAAGCAAAAATACAATATACAAATCTTTCACAAGTTATCCAGGATAATCTTAATACATGGAGAGATTTAAGCAAGGTAGGTGCTAGTTTTAGCAATGATATTGTTGCAATGCGTGCCGCCGCCGCTGGCGCACGACTAGACGTTGGAGAATTTGCAGGAGTTATTAAAGAAAATTCTGCTTCAATGACAGGCTTTGGTGGCGATGTTAGTAAAGGTGCAGAAAATTTTGCCAAAGCTAGCAAAAGAATGTTTGACGAACTTGGTCCAGTTACTGATCAACTTCGTCAAATGGGATACACAAACAAAGATCTCAATGATATTTTAGCTCTAACTAATGTATCATCAAGAGCAAAATTTGCAGACGATGACTCAAGAAGTAAAGCATTAACTGAAAACGCCACTGCTCTAGCTAGAGAAATGGACTTAATGGCCAAACTCACTGGTAAGACTAGAGAAGAACAAATGGCACAGATGCGTAAAAATAATGCAGACATGGCATTCGAAGCTGCTCTAAGAGCTAAAATGATGGAGATTGATGATCCAGCTAAACGAGCAGAGTTTGAAAAGAACGCTAGAGCACAGTTAGCAGAGGCACAGAATCGAGGCCAGGGGCAGATGTTTAAAGAAGTATTTGCTACCGGACAGATACTGAGTAAAGAAGCTGCACAACAAGCATCTCTAATGGGAGAACAGTCTCGAAATACCATGCGAGCTGCTCAAGTCAGTGCTAATACTCAAATGGATAGTGCTGAAAGAGAAAAGCAAGCAACTGATGCTCAAATAGCAGCTAGAAGTGCATTTAATAACGACATGCAAAACAAACAAGTCCTGTTAATGGCTTCAATGGGAGACACATCTGGTGCAGTTGGTAAAACATTTAGAGATAGCATGTCAGCTCAAATGGATTATCAAAGAGGTCTTGAAGGAGTTGCTGCTGCAAATAAATTAGATCTAAGTGATAAAGCACAATTAGCAAAAGCTCAGCAATTATATAGAGAACAAGCAGAAAAAGGTCAACAGGGTGTTAAAGAAAACGGTGACCAAACTAATGCTGCTACTAAAGCTATAATTAATTTAGGTGCTAGAACTGCAGATGTTGAAAGTGCATTCTTTAACAAATTAGTTGTACCTCTTAACGAAAAAGTTAATCCAGCATTGACTAAACTTGCTGACGGTGCATTAGGTGCTACTAAAGTTGGTACTCAAGAAACATTTGTTCAAGGCATTGAAAAACAATTAGAAAAAGGATTTTCAGGAGCAAAAGATGCAGCTGGTCCTATAGCAGGATTAGGAAAAGCAGCATCAACTGCTGCTGATGCTCTATTAAAATTAGCAGGAATTCAACCAGCAGCTGGAGGACAACCGGCAGCACAAGCACCGAGAAGAAATACTGGTAGTTTAGGAGCTACAGGTAACCTGTTTGAAAATTTTGGAGAAGGTACACTAGTAGAATTACATGGCCTAGAAAGTGTCATGCGTCCAGATGATTTAAAGAAAGTTGTACAGTCATCAATGAGTGGCATGACTAG